AGCCCGGTTCCCCCGGCGCACCTACTGCCAAGGCTTTTAAGAAATCCGCCAAAACCGCGAAAAAGAAGCCATGACCACTTCTGGAACATCTACCTTTAACCTTGAATTCGATGAAATCATCGAAGAAGCCTACGAGCGCTGCGGCATAGAAACGCGCACAGGTTTTGAAATGCGCACAGGGCGACGGTCTTTAAACCTGATGTTTTTGGACTGGGCCAATCGCGGGCTTAATTTATGGACAATCGAGCAGCGGTCCGTGGCGCTTGTTGCAGGAACCGCGCAATACGATCTTCCGGCGGACACAGTGAATATTTTATCTGCTGTTGTTCGTACTGGATCTGGAACAGCGCAGCAGGACATTACGCTTGATCGTATTAGCCAGAACGAATATCTCCATGTCCCGGACAAACTGACGCAAGGTCGTCCTTCGCAGTATTTTCTGCAGCGGACCAGTACTCCGGTGTTGTTTATCTACCCGGCTGTGGATTCCTCACAGACGTATACTTTTCAGTATTACGCTGTTCGTCAAATACAAGAGGTGGGGCAGTATACTAATACTGCCGATGTAGTATTCCGATTTATACCGGCGGTGGCCGCGGGTTTGGCGTACTATCTATCGCTTAAAAAGGCTCCAGAGCGCACAACTATGCTTAAGCAGTTGTATGAAGAGGAGTTTTCACGGGCCGCGATGGAGGACCGAGACACTGCCAGCGTTTACCTGACTCCTGAAATTAGTGTGGGGGGATAATGGCCTACGCACAAGGTAAAAATGCTTTAGGTATTTGCGACCGCTGTGGTCAGCAGTACAAACTTAATACGCTGCGCAAAGAGTGGACAGGATTTAAGGTGTGTATTGAGTGCTATGAGGCAAAGCACCCACAGCTATTGCCCAAACGTAATATCTCGGACGCCATTGCTGTTAGGGACGCAAGACCAGACCAGCCAAGGCAATTCACTGTTTCTACGCAAGCCCCGGGCGCTTCTGCTTTTTCCGCGGTAGGGATGCAGCCTGCCCCTGTGGCTCAAAAGCTAAACATGGGTGGCGCGGTAGGCTCGGTGACCATCACTATTACATAAGGGGGATGCTATGACCTACGCCGAGCTTGTAGCTGCAATACAGGACTACACGGAATACACGTTTACCCAGACGCAAGTAAATACGTTCATAACTCAGACGGAAAAGCGCGTGCACAATGCGGTTCAATTTCCCTCTTTGCGTAAAAACGTAACGAGCACACTGACAGTAAACAATCCTTATTTGTCCTGCCCATCAGATTTTCTTTCTGTTTTTTCTCTTGCGGTTCTAAGCGCAAGCGGAGATTCATATTCTTATTTGGACAATAAGGACGTAAACTTTATTCGAGAAGTGTATCTTGCACCCTCAGAGACAGCAACGCCCAAGTGCTACGCTCTTTTTGGGCCACAGTCGGGGGACCCAAAGGAGCTAACTTTTATAGTGGGCCCTACCCCCGACTTTAGTTATCCGGTGGAGCTGCATTATTATTTTTACCCAGAGTCAATTACAACCGTGTCTGGGGGTAGGACGTGGTTGGGCGATAACATGGACATGGCGCTGCTATACGGCTCCCTTGTGGAAGCGTATACTTTTATGAAGGGGGAGACTGATTTAATCACGCTGTATAACACAAAATATGGCGAAGCCCTTATAATGGCGAAACGGCTAGGCGATGGCCTACAGAGACAAGATGCTTACCGATCCGGTCAGGCTCGGACTGATGTTACATAGGGAGTAAATTATGGCAATCACACAGGCGATGTGTACCTCGTTCAAAACAGATATTCTGGGCGGTACGCATGATTTAGACACGGATGTAATCAAACTTGCGCTGTATACTTCGGCGGCAACTTTAAACGCCGCTACGACCACATACAGTTCTTTGAACGAAATCACAGGTACTGGTTACAGCGCAGGGGGCAATGTGTTAGCTGGCGCTGTGATTTCTGCGGACGGCACTACTGCAATTGTGACGTTTAACACAACCACATGGTCTGGGGCTACTTTTGTAACAAGAGGCGCGTTGATTTATAACAGCTCTCAAGCCGATAAAGCGATTGCTGTTATAGATTTTGGGGGGGACCAGTCAGTTTCCTCTGGCGATTTCGCGGTCATTTTCCCTGCTGCAAATGCCTCTGACGCAATTATTCGGATTTCATAATGGCCTTAGTTGTCAAGGATCGGGTTAAAGAATCCTCTACCTCTGCGGGGACGGGGGATTTTACCTTGGCAGGCACAGTTCCGGGGTTTCAGACTTTTTCCGCTGTGATGGCTGTTGGGGATGCCACCTACTATACAATCGCCAACGATACCGCAGACCAGTGGGAAGTAGGCCTTGGCACATACAGCGCTGCAAACACTTTGGCTAGGGTTACGGTGTTTAGCAGTTCAAATGCCGACGCTCGGGTAGACTTTGTCGGGGGCCCTAAAACTGTATTTATCACTGCCCCTGCCGAACAGTACGTATCACGCAACCAGTCTGTAGCATACTCAATTGCTCTCGGGAATTAAAAACAATGGCTAAAAAACTGCTTCACCACTATAGGTTTACTCCCAGCACAAACACTATTGTCATTGACGGTATTTTTGCGCGGGAGCGGTTTTTACTCATTACAAATGCGCAGTCTGAACAGCAGATTTACGTTTTTAATGACAGCTATAACGGGTTTGCAAGCGTATCGTTTGACTACCCAAACGAAAAGACCACGGTCGTCCTCGACTACGACTGCAGTGGAATGGCGAGCACCGACAAGCTACAGGTTTTTGTTGAACAGGATTACCAAACAATTGAGCCTAGCGCGACGTTTACTGACCCCGTATCTAAGTTGCGCGTGTCGCAGCCAGAAAACCTGATTGATACTGACTTTGAGTACGGCCTGCAGAGCACCAAGTGGGAAACGTTAGAGCTTACTAAAAATATTCCTACGTTCTACTCTCGTGACGGAGATCAGCCAATACCGTTGACTTCAATGCAATCGACCGAGGAAAGCAGCATCATCACTGTAGTCACAGCGGAGCCTCATGGACTCCAGCGTGGGTCCCCTATTATTATTATCGGTAGCGCTTCGTCAACGACTGACGGGGGGTTTTTAGTCGCCAGCGCCACAAACACAACTACTTTTACATACCGGTCCAAGGCTATTCAGTCTGCCCCCGCGACCGTCTTAGACACATACACACAACTATATTCCGGGTCAATTTACTCTGGCACTGAATTTAAGTTACAGGACCTTGTTGGTATCACGACAGATAGCGCAGACCCTAGCGTGCTAACCGTTAACACGGTATACCCTACCCATTTCACCAACGGCACTAGCATGGCGCTGGCCAATACTACTGCGCGGGCTAGTATTACTTTTGACACTGACGAGGTTATTACAGCGAACGCTACAACTGTAGATATTTCTCGCACTGCCGCCACCCCCGCGCCAGACACTGTTGGGGGGTTTGCACTAGGTAGCATACAGCCATTTAGTTTTGCGCCAGAGGGCGCTCTCGGCGCAGAGCCGTTTTACTTTACGGAGGGTACGACCACAATTGACACAGTTGCGGACACCGTAACGTTTACAGAGCCTCACGGGTTTCAGAACCTTGAAGCAGTTACGTATGTAGTCGATACAACAGCTAATACTCAAATAGGCGGTCTCGGTCAGGCATATACGTACTGGGTGGTCAAAATTGACGACTATGCTCTTGCGTTTCATACTATCCGCTCCGCCTCCACTTTCTACAGGGTTCAACTAACTTCTAACGGCGTTAGCGCCGGGTTACTGCGATCATGCCTTGTACCTAACGTAGGCGCCGGGGTAACTAATACCAGTGGCACCGCTGACTACATTCAATTTAATTTAAGCGCTTCGTCATACCCTTATTCCCCACAAGCGCAACACCGCGTACTTTTTTCCCGGTCTGTTGGGTCAAGTGTTCCGGGGCTTGCGTACACTCCAGACCCCTACCAGTGGTATTCCACAGCCTACGACTTCTATCTTATCCCGTTCGCCAGCGCACTGTATGCAAGGGTAGCTAGTTTCGCGTCGGGCGGGTTTCTGCAACTACAAACCACTAGCGCTGACTACGGCATCATAAATATTTCTGATGAGCCTGCTGACGCAGGCAGCTTCTACCTCCCTGCCCACGGCTTAGAGACAGGGGACATAGTTTCTATGACAGCCACAACGGGCTCTTTACCGAGCGGGGCAAGTTCCGGGATCCCCTATAAAATCGTAAAGGTTTCAAATGATAGAATTTCTTTGCAAACCACTAACGGCTCTACTTTACGACTTTTCAGCGCCGGGAGCGCTGACCTTGTTTATCGTGTACAAGGGGCAAATGCAAACCTGAGCGCTGATCGGATTGTTATTCCCAACCTCACCCTGAGCGATGGAGACGCTGTTGTGTACGATGCTAATGGGGGCACCGAAATTGGCGGCTTGACAAATGGGGATACGTACTACATTGCCTATTCCGACAACAATTCAGCCTCTCTAGCTACTTCTATAGACCCTGCTGTTCGATCCATATATGTACTCACGTACAGTAGCACTTATACAAATCTAAGCAGTAGTGTGATTCAAAACTTTACACACGGGTTTAGCACTGGCGATAGGATTAAATACACCACTACGGGTACTTCAGTAGCCCCCCTTCTATCCGGGGGCCTGTACTTTGTACGAGCAATTACCACGACTGCGTTTGCGCTGTACTACTCAGCGGCGGACGCTACTGCGGACACAAACCGTATAGCTCTTGCAGCAACCAACAACACAGGCTCTACATTTACGCAGGTAACTATTGTGGACCTGACCAGCGCCCCAGTAGGCGATGTGCAGAAGCTGACGGCTAATTTTGTGGGCGCCGCCGACGGGGTGTACTCAGTAACAAGTACCGCCGCAGACCAGCGCTCGTTTACGTTAGCTGCCCCCGAGCAAATCCTCCCTAAACTACTGTCTAGAACCTGCCAACAATGTTTTGACTCAGCGCAAAACGGATTCTTTATACAGGACCATGGCGTTGTTACAGGAGACGAAATTACGTATACGTCGGCGACCCCAAATAACGTAACGGGCATTACTAGCGGCGATACTTATTACGGTATTCAGATAAACCAAAACCTATTTCGCCTCGCCGCTACCCAAACTGACGCCCTAGCAGGAACAGCCATTACCCTCGGCGCCACGACAGTAACCGTTGACCAGACGGGGCTTCTAACTTTTGTAGGGGGCGCCACTATTGTTGGCAGCATTGCAGGGCAGGGGTCTGTCTCGTACGCGGCTGACGGAACAACTTTAACGGGCACTGGCACAACCTTTACATCGTACTTTAACAAAGGCGACACGATTAAAATCGGCGACGCAAATGCTGTTGGGCCAAGAGAAGTGACTGCCTATAGCACTGCCGATTATATCCAGCTAGCCGGCGGCAGCACGGGCATTACTACTGGGGATCTTGTTCGTTTCTCGACCGATGACGGACAGGCATCACCTTCCAATGTTAATTACAACACCAACTATTACGCCCGGATCTATGATGCTTTGCGAATCCAACTGTTCTACACAGCAGCGGGCGCTATTGCAGGTTCCGGCGTTATCCAACTAAACAGTTCCGATATTGTCGGTACGTTTGTTACTGTATACCCTGACAATCCTGCCGCGCTAGTCGAGCGGGTTGTGGGCTATGTAAACAGTGATACACAGCTCGAGGTAACAGAAGCATTCCCCGCTATAGCCGCAACAGGCGGTAATTATTTTCTCAACACAGGTTTATTGTTGCGCTCAGATGGTTTTGCCCTACATCGTCCATACGACGGGGGGGTTGAGTTAATTCCGTCTACAAACCCAGATAGCGCAATGATTCGCCAGACCCGGAAGTATTTCCGTTACCAATCCGGTAAAGGCATTCAGGTTAGCTACGCGGTTAACTTTAGCCCAACAGCAGGCATAGAGACATACACTCGTGACGCAACGGTTGACGGAATTACTACCGCGACTATTACTTCTCGGTTCCCTCACCGCTTAACTGCGGGGTTAAATATTGTTATATCTGGGTCTACCAACACCAGTTCGGACAGCATTGGGTTAAAAAACTACAAAGTTACCGTTGGAAGTTTTTCCGGCCAATATCAATTTGTGGTGGGGGGTGAGTCCCTCGCAACGGTTACTCTATACGAAGGTCGTACATACCGTTTTGACCAAAGCGACGCATCTAACGTTTCCTACCGGCTGTTGTTCTCCCTTACCGAAGACGGCGACAATAACGGCGGCACGGAGTACACCACAGGGGTCACTACGGTTGGGACGCCCGGTAGTACGGGCGCGTACACAGAGATCGTCGTTGCTTCTGGCGTAGCTACTCTATACACTTACGCCAGCGGGACTCCCGACTATGGGTTTACAGCGCCTACTGACGTTGACCCAAATAACAACCAAGCTAACCTGTGGAACGGCACCGTACAGGTAACCGCCATCATCAATGACTTAACGTTTAGAGTGCAGTTACTGGGGCAGCCTTCCGATGTAGCGTCACAGGGTTTGGTGGAATATTACGTGCAAAACTGGTCAAACAGCGCGCTGCGCTGCGGTCTCATGGATGACCAAAATGGTTTGTACTTTGAGTACGACGGGCAAGAGATATCCGTGTGCCGCCGCAGTTCTACGGCGCAGGTCAGTGGATATGCAGCAATGGAGTTTCGCAGTGGCGAAATTACAGGCACGTCAACCGCATGGCAGTCTCAGCTTTCGGTAGGGGATAATATTGTTATCCGGGGACAGACATATGTTGTTGTGCGTATTGATAGCGATACGCTTATGTATATAAGCCCGGGGTACCGAGGCTCTTCCTCTAACAGGGTAATTATTACCAAAACCGAAGTCACCCGTGTGCCGCAGAGCCAGTGGAATATTGATGTTTGCGATGGTACTGGACCTTCCGGGTTCTACCTGAACATCAACAGAATTCAGATGGCGTACATGGATTATTCTTGGTATGGCGCGGGTAAAGCTCGTTTTGGTTTTAAAGACCAGTACGGCGAAGTTCGGTACGTACACGAGCTCACGCATAACAACCGCGAAACCGAAGCGTTTATGCGTTCGGGGAACTTACCTGCGCGATACGAAATCCAAAACCTTGGCGCTCCTTCTTATGTGCCCGCCTTGGCGCACTGGGGCACGTCGGTGATTATGGACGGTCGGTTTGATGACGACAAGGCGTATACGTTTAACGCCAACTCAAACAATATTACGCAGACGGGCTCTGCGGCTCTTACCGCTACTGGGAAGATAGACTACCTTGGCTTTTACACGCAACGATACGCAAATAGGTATAACGTAAGTATTGGGTACGCCCTATTACTGGATGCCCCTGACGCAAACCTTGCGGCGATTACAAAAGGCGTGGCAGTTACTGGGGCAGGTTTAGCGGCAAACACTACCGCCGCGCTCCCTGATTCCTCAGTTGTTACACCATACCAGCCGTATTTACCGTCTGTTTTGACTAGGGAAGGCAGCGACCCAACCACCCAAGAGGTTCGGGATCTGTTGGTGTTGGATAGGGCCCCAACAGCCATAGCCGGTACTAGCAGCACGTACTCGTTCGCAATTGGCGGTGCGGGAACCGTAGACGTAACTACCGCAGTGCCATTGATTAGTGTGCGACTGGCCCCTAGCGTAGACACGGGAACCCCCGGCTTCTTAGGCGAGCGAGACATTATTAATCGTATGCAGTTAATTTTGCAGCAGGTTGGTATTTTGACCACGCACGCCGCTGAGATTCAACTGGTGTTGAACGGGCAATTAAGCACAAACGCGTGGCAGCGCGTTACAAGCCCAAGCTTGAGCCAATTGCTAGTACACTCTAGCAGCGACACCGTTACTGGTGGCGCAAACATCTTTCAGTTCCGCGTACAGGGGGGCACAGGCGCAACGGGGCGTACACAAGTTTTGACTACGCAGCAGTTGGGTGAAGTTGCTACACTCGGTAACTCTATCATGGGTGGGGACAACACATTCCCCGACGGGCCGGACGTGCTAACGGTTGTTGCGGTGTTGACCGAGGACCCCTCCTCAGTTTCTGCCACTAACCCGTATATTGTTTCGGGGCGAATTAGCTGGACTGAGAGCCAAGCGTAAGGAGGCAGTACCGTGGCTTTTGGCTACTCATCAGTCTCGGAAGCACCCTTTGCGGCAAGCGCCCAGATTGATGTACTTCCCAATGTGTTTGTATACCCTGATGGGGTGTACGGCACAGGCGCGGTTGGTAACCCGTTAATAATTTCCGGGGTAATACTTTCGGGGGTATTCGCACAGAGCCTCATTGGCAACGTTGCGCCCACTCTGCAGCCCACCATAGTCGGTGTTCAAGGCACTGGGCAGATAGGGTACGTAGACACAACCACTAGCGACCAAGTTGTCGCAGTTGGGGTTGAGGGTGTTGGCGAGATTGGCGTTGTAATCTTAAAGATTGACGATAGCATTGTCGTCGTAGGCGTACAAGGCAGTACCGCTGTTGGGCAAGTCACCCCCTTTATTTCCCCTAATATAACTGGTATATTCAGTACAGGGGAAATTGGTACAGCGCTAGGTGCTGCCGTTGGTTTACCCTCGGGGGTTGCAGGCACAGGGCGAGTTGGTGTAGCACGGCCACAGATTAAAAAACAAATTTTTGGGGTTGTAGGCGCAGGCCAAATTGGGACGGTCCTAATTGGCGGGTGGACGAATATAAATACGGGGATTTTGATTTCTTGGACAAATATCCCAACAGATCAAAACCCTGTCTGGACTGAAGTGGCTACAAACGCCGCCACAACTGTCTGGGAAGAAATAACAATGTAAGGAAGTAAGATGCCTAGTTCATATACAAGTAGTTTGCGGTTGGAGTTGCCTGTCACAGGGGAGCTTACCGGAAATTGGGGAAACCGGGTCAATGACGGCATTACGGCACTAGTAGATGCTGCTGTGGCAGGCACGGCAGCTGTTGTGCATGACGACACGCCTGACTACTCCCTTACCTCTAACAACGCAGCTACTGACCAAGCGCGTCAGATAGTCCTTAATGTCACAGGAACGTTGACCGCGGACCGCAACATTGTTTGCCCTGCTGTGTCAAAACTGTACATGGTGGTTAACGGTACAACAGGGGGGTTTGCAATAACCATTAAAACCCCGCTGGGTACCGGTGTTTCCATAGCCGCGGGGCAAACTGCTTTTGTGTACTGTGACACCGCAAACGTTTTAAGTGCGTTTTCTTACCTAGATGTGTTAACCCTAGGTGCGCCCCTCTCCCTACTTAGTGGGGGTACGGGAAGCGTAGACGCAGCAGGGGCCCGTACTAATCTGGCAGTAGCAGGCATAGCAGTGCCACAGACGTTTGCGGGGGGGCAGGCTGGGGCCATCGTGGAGCTCACCGATTTAGCAGCCATCGTAGTGAATCTATCCTTAGCTAATAATTTTAACTTGGTGCTCACAGGAAATGCGCACAATATGGAGCCTCCCACAAATATAGTGGCAGGACAAAGCGGCTCTATATTTATTACACAGCCCGCTACCGGTGGGCCCTACACGCTAAGTTGGAATACCGTTTGGAAGTTTCAGGTGGGGTCTACTCCAATTATTACTGCGGATCCGGGGGCCTCGGATCGGGTAGACTACATTGTTAAAAGCGCTACCGAAATTCACGCCGTTTGGTCAGGAGATTATAAATAATGAGCATTGTTGGATCAAATGTTCTGGGCGGAGCCTCTAGCGGGGGGTTTACCGGTAAGAGCAGCCTTAAAATCCCTGCGGGGGGTGTAGCATACACTTTCCCGGGAGACGCTGACCGGCAAAAATTTACTTTTAGTTTTTGGGTTAAATCCTTTATGGAAGGACTACCGCAAGGTACTAACGCAGGTATTACGGAAAAAAAATCTCAATTTTGGTTGAGCACAGACACAGGACCGACACAGTACTTCGTTGGACCCGTGCAGGTATCGATGCAAAAAGACGAAGGAGATTTTACTTTTTTTAGGTGGTACACCAATCCAAACCCAATTTACCAAGAATTTAGAGATGTCGTAAGCCCCGTCCTCACCGACGCATGGATGCATGTGTGCGTAGTTTATGACTCGCTTAATGAAGATGAAAACTTAAGAAGTTTGGTGTATATTAACGGAGTAAATCTGAATGTCAACTACTTCGTTAGCATACTGGGGGGCAAGCCGAGTCTGGGGCAACTCACTACCGCAATGCAAAGTTCGACCCGGCTCGTTATTGGGCAAAACTTTGACAGCGACAACTACGACAATAACTTTTTAATAAACGACTTTCATTATGTGGACGGGCTTGCGCTGCCTCCTACTAAGTTCGGGAAATACGGAGAGCTTACGGGGCAATGGGAACCAAAAATTTACCGGGAGAGCCACGGCACCTACGGCAGCTATTTAGACTTTTCTGATGGAGCTACCGCACAATCCTTGCTTCAGGACCGTTCTGGGAACGGTAATACGTGGGCAGGAAATGTTGTTCCGGATGCTCCGGCAGGTTCCTCTACAGCCCCTTCTAGGGTATTCGACAGCCCAATGTCCCGGGGCAAGCCTTTTGGTAATATGGCAGCGTTGAACACCGTTAGGTCAATAGGGGTCCCATTTAACAGGCCTGTCGTTGCGGCTTCGGTGACAGATGCGGGCTACACATTTACTTCGGGATTCTCAAGTTTTCTGTCTTTTGGGGGATTTGATCCTAATTACAACGGGTGGGATCAAAGTTACGTGCCCGAGCTAAGCGATTTTTTTGGGTATGGGGCGTACGCAACACACTCCATAGGCCCGGGGATGAAAATCTATTATGAAGTGCTTATTACTCTGGACTTTACGGATTATGACCAGTCTTTTGGTATTTTTTTAGGGCCGCAAAACCCTATGCCTATGGCATGGCCGTTTAACATGCTTCGTAAAACCAACAATCCTTTTCTGGCCCAACGAGCAGGAAGATTTCCCTTCGGCTATACCGGCATAGACGGGAACGAAACGCACTGTTACGACCCGAAGACCGGTAATTTTTGGGAATACAATAATTTTTCGCAGGCATACACCGCTACCTCGCTGTCCGTTGCGGGCACAGGGGACATTATAGGAGTGGCTGCGGACTACACTGCAGGGACAATTTCATTTTACAAAAACGGTGTTCTTGTAATCTCGACAACCGCTACAAACCCTTCTAACGGCGACTGGCTCCCCGGCTTTACGGTTCCCCCAAATGGATCTCTAAGAGTAAATTTTGGCAGGTACACTTTTGTGCATATTCCGCCTGTCGGGCATACGGCGCTTTCTTCTGTTGCGTACCCCGAACCAAGTATATTAAAAAGTGAAACACAATTCTTAACTTTTAAAGATGTAGGAACAGGGTCAACTAAAGACATTACAGGGGTTGATTTCCAGCCTATTCTTATTGCGTCTCACATAGACAAGACTCAATCAAAAACGGACTACATTGTAGCGTACGAGGACAGTCTTTTACTTACATCACCTACTATCGACGCTGCTGTTCCCCCTGCAGTCTTAGGGAATGCTCGGGCCCAGCCGGGCATACCTAAAGAACTTATTTATTCTAGCCTCCCTGATTCTGCAGGGGTTGTTACTTTTAACACAGACGGCTACACGATGGGACAAAACCTTGAAGGGGGTTTTAACGAACTCAGAACCAACTCAGGGGGTTCTGCTGCATACTATTCTTACGTGCAGTATCTTTGGAAAGATCCACAGGTTAGCCCTGTTGTGCTTAACACCGGTGACGTTTCTACTACTTCTACCCTTAATTCGCAGGCGGGTATATCTTACGTTGCATGGGCGGGCACTCAGCTGTCAAACGCCGTCAGATTCCCACATAATCTTGGGTCAACCCCGGAAGCCATAATTTTTGGTGCCGTGGGGGGTGGAGCCCCAAATTCTCGCCAATTTTATACACTCCATAAAGACCGCTACAGTTTAGTCACTGGTCGTGAAGATGAGTTGCAGCAGGCTGCTCTTGGGCAGCGGTCGCAAGATTTAGCGGGGGACAATACGTATCGTTATGGCCGAATGTATGCCATGGACGCTAATTATTTTTATGGTCAAGGTCAACCGCAACAATTTACAAGCCCAGATGTACGGGACATAAATCAAACGGGGTATTACTATTGGGCCATGTGCATTAAATCTGTCCGGGGGTTTAGTAAAGTGGGGAGTTACACGGGCGGGAATAACGGGACAAGGGAAGATCCTTGCGGCGGAGTTTATGTCCCCACCGGGTTTAAACCTGCTTGGGTTTTGATAACGGGTTGGGACACTACTACCACCGATACATCAAATAACCCCAACCGCGAGAATTACTCCACAGAATATTTATTCGTGGATAATGGACCTTTTTACCCCCAATCCCCCATTCCCACTGCTCTTAATACATACACCATGGGGCAGGACCCCATGGGGGATGACCAAACGGGTAGTGGATCTGGTCACGGGGCCTTTGTGACGTTTTCCGCCGCAGGATTCACTGTTTCTAGCAGGCAAGGTAGGTATCAAACGGCGGGTGAACGCCCTTTAAATATTATGGGACAAAACTTTCACTACATAGCATTTGCTCAAGCGCCTACGAAATATGCCGTTAATGGCTTACTTAAGCGGTTTTCCGCATACACCCCATAGCCTAAGATGTATAAAGTTAATGGTCGCGCCATAGCTAATGGTCGAAGTTTTTCTATAGCGGGGGTGCGGTATCCTTCTAACTTCATAGAACTAGCCGATCGTTTGATTTTGGAAAAACTAGGGATAGAAGAGTACACTCCCCCGCCGTCCTTGGGCAGAGCACTAATGCACATGGAAAAGGTGCCAGACTGGGACATGGCGTCCGAAAAACAGCGGGTTTTAGGACTATGCCCCGATGCAACGCCCTTTGTCCAAGCAGAAATTGAAGCTGCGGCAAGCGCGAAAGAGCTGGCCTCTTTGTTTTTAAAGCATTCAAGGCCCATAGATGCTTGCTGAACTGGCGATTGCCAACGCTGCGTTTGCAGTTATTAAAGAGACCGTTGCTAATGGTGGAGACATCATGGCGGCGGGGCAGCACCTGTTTAGCTTCTTTGATAACAAGGCCGCGATAGCCAAGAAAGCAAACGCCAGTGGGTCTGATTCAGAAGCGTTTTTTGCACTAGAGGCTATTAAACGGAACGAACAAGAGCTGCAAGAGATAATGATCTACTGCGGGCGAGCTGGGTTGTGGGACGATTGGTTACAGTTTCAAGCTGATGCGAAGCGAAAACGAGATGCAGCGGTC